GTCATGGTCATCCCCGGACTGCTGCACTTCGGGCGGCGCGTAGTCGCTGCGCGCCTCGCGCTTCGGCATCTGCACCAGCGTAAGCGTCGGTTCATCGATCTGCACGGCGAACATCGAAGCGAAGACCGTGCCTTGCCCGGTGCCCTGCATGATCGCCAGGAAGTGCTCGCGCGCCGTGTGAGCGCCGGTCAGTCCTGACAGCGCGATCATGCGCTCGCGGGCGGTGGTCATAGCACTTCGTCCCACACGCCGGCGGGCACGGAAGCGAACCGTGCCGCGAGCACCGCATCGACCGCTGAGGCGATCTGGTCAGCGGTTGGATAAGCTCCCGCTCCCGCTTCCATCGTCCCGGTGTATTCAACTCCGGTCGGGCCGTAGGTCACGCCGAGGCGAACGTCGGATTCGTTTGGCCATATTTCCACGCCAGCAACTACGCCAGCCGCGTTCCCCCCCGTTCCACTGCCCGTTCCGGCTCCCGTACCGCCATCGGCAACAGCGAATATTTCTCCAGCCGCTTCCCCACCTGTTCCGCTGCCAGTTCCTATTCCCGTGCCGCCGATCGCTGTCGCCGAGCCGCCGGCCTCACCGATAGCATCGCCACCCGTGCCGCTCCCGGTTCCAACGCCGGCCCCGCCCTCGGCCGTCGCGGATACTTCGCCAGCAGCGTCACCGCCCGTTCCCGATCCGGTGCCGCTGCCGGTCCCGCCGTCCGCTGTTCCAGCGATCTGCCCTAAAGCCTCGCCACCTGTTCCACTCCCCGCTCCGACCCCGACGCCGCCTTCGGCCACGGCATCCACCACGCCGACCGTGACGGTGAATGACGACGAGGAGTCATTGGCGTCATTGACGATCAGGTCGTAGTTGAAAACGTGCGTGCCAACCGGCAGGTCGTAACCTTCAATCGCGCCGTTCTCGGCGATCAGCAATGTTCCGACCGTTGGCGGGTTGGTGATCCAGGCGCGCAGGTATTTACCGGCATAGGCCGGATCGATTGACTCGTTGTAGAGGATGCCCGGCCCCTGATCGCCCTCGGCGGTCTCGGCAGCGATCGTGGCCGCGAGAACCCCGACATACGGCGACGCGAGGATGCGCTTGCCGGCGTAGGTGGCGTTGAGGTTGCGGAGCATCAGCTTACCGTCCCGGCCTCGTAGTAGATCGCGCCGTCAGCGGTTTCCGCGAGCAGGAAGCCGGTGCCTGTCGGCAGTCCGGAGGCGGTCAGTGTGCCAGATACCGAGGTTGAGCCGCTGCCATGTACCATGGCGGCTGTTGGCGCCGCTCCGATCGCACCTGGGCACCAGGTCCAGTCGAGCGCGACGCTGACCTGCAGGATGCCCGACGAGTACATCGGTGAGCTCGTGAAAGAGCCAGAGGCCACTCCAACCGCCTCGCCCCCGCTACCTGTTCCAGTTCCCGTTCCAGTGCCGCCATCTGCGGTTGCATCGACGGCAGCGGTTCCGCCAGTCGCTTCACCGCCGGTGCCCGAGCCGGTTCCTGTGCCAGTGCCACCGGAGGCGGTCGCGTCTGTCGCGCCACCTGACGCCGGATCATCGACAAACCCGACGCCGGGGATCAGCGACTGTCCGACGCCAGACTCATCGACCCATCCTACCCCCGGAATTAGCCGTTGTGCCATCTCAGTCCACCGTCAATTTCGGATCGACATAGACCGTCGTACTCGCTTTGGCGACCTTGACATTAGCCTGGATGTAGCCAGCGCTCTGCGGGGTGATAGTCACCGAGAGTTTTTGTTTATTAGGATTCGTCAGTCCGGTCGTGGTCCACTCCGCACTGCTTGACTCCTGTGCAGCGGCTGATGCGAGATACGACGCTTTCACATCCGATACCGTGTTGCCCAACTTCGTGGTGTCCGGCAGATATGTGACCTCAAGCCAGATTTCATCATCGTTCAGCGCCGTAGTCGAATCGTGAAGAACGTCGACTGATACAGTCAGCGCCGATCCGGTCGTCTCATTCCACTTCGCCGGGAGATCAGGCGTCTTCAAATGGGTAGTCGGATATATGGCGTTCGCTGATGTCGCGAGCTTCCAACTGTACCCACTTCCGTCGTTCGCGCCGCCCGTTTTAACGATCGTGTTTTCGTCGTAGATTTTCCCCGCGTAATCCGCAACTTGCAGACGAATTCGGTTCGCTCCAGACGAGCATTCATGCAGTTCTAGGCGCTGGTGCGGGCCAGTCACGTTTCCGACCGTCCCGGTCCATGAGGCCGGTAGTTTTGATGACACAATAAATCCGTCTGTTACTGCCTCACTAGCATCTGATATGAAAATACTGATATCGGCGTCAGCATTTGTTAAATCGAGGTTTCTAGCTCTTACATGGCATGAATTCCCAAGTCGAATCAGATAATCAGGAGACACGCCGCCGGAGAGTAACGATCCGCCATCCCACTCGAATCGTGCGTTATAAACCTTTACCAGTTGCACGTACTCCGCGAACCTAACGTCACAATCCTTCCACTGTATTTTTTGACCGTAGGCTGTTCCGCTACTGCTGCTAATAAGAATTACCGACGTCGATCCCGTATTCAATAGCTTGAACTGGCATTTTTCGTAGAGTTGTATGCCGTTAGTCTGGTTTGTTGTCTGGTACATATGGGCCGAAGACGACCCCGTTCCGATATTGAACGTGAAGCCGTAAGCGAAAAGCTTCCCGTTGATCGTAATCGAACTCGTCCCTGTAGTTGTCACACTGGCTGTATCGGCAACTGCTGTCGGCGGTTCTGCCGCGTCATTCGCACAAATCAGTTTTGTGGGCGATGCCAGTGTCCCGGCAAAATTCAGAGTGACCGCCGATGCCGTCGTTTCGGCGTGGGACTGACTTGCATAAATCGCATCGCCAGCCGCATCAATAGCCGCCGCTCCAGTAAGCGTTGCCTTTGCAAGCGCCCATGTCGATCCATCATCACTGTCTGAACCATCTGTTGACCGTACGTAAATCTCTGGCATGATTTCTCCTATATTCCTTCAGGTCTAAACGCCTGCACCAATGCGCTCGCCATGAACACGAACGACCTGCTATTTCTATCCCATGAGAGTTTTTGATACATATTCGATATGGACGATGGGATATTGTTTTGGCCTGTTGTGAACGTAAGTTCAGAGAGCGTCCATGTGCCTGTTATGTAATCCCCCGTTGTCGTCGCATTTGCGGGAGGGGAAAGCCGCCAGTATTTATTCGATCCGCCAGAACCACTAATGGCGTACAAGCAATGATCGACTGGGCAGTAAACCCACCCGATAGCGAGGTTGTATCCGGCGCTATTCAGCGGCCACGTACTCTCAACATCAATCGTCAGTGTGCTAAATGAAAATGCGCCTGTGCCAACAACGTCTTCCATCGGGCAGGCGTAGAACTGGAATTTCACTCCGTCAAGGCCATTTGCTGCTGTATCCGACGCGGTTCTTGCCGGGGCGAAAATATTTAGCCCCGACGCGGCGTGATAGACGGAGCCGCCGACGTCAAGACTGCTATACACGTAATTCGTCGGATAACGCAGCGCGTATAGTCCGGTTGCAATGTCAAGAACATACATTGGCGTACTCGGGCTGCATGTCCCGTTGATGACGATTTTTGAGCTTTCCGGGTCAAGGCATCCGCACCGTGTATGCTGCATCCCACTCTCTAGTGGAAACAATGCCGTCGTGCGTGCCCACATTGCAGAGTCAAAGTCGAAAATGTGCGACTGCTTTGACAACACACCGCTCAGAACACCCGTAGCCTGAACTCCTGTATACATCTTTCCTTTGGCGTTTCCTGCGACTGACGGAGGGATATAAACCAACCCTGCCCGCGAATGCCCAGGAATAGGCTGTATTACGCCCGGACGAGCATATGCACCAAAGGCCGAAGATCCGCCGTTGACCTCCCCCCAGTCGTAGTCAAGTTGATCGCCGTACTTCGCGGCCATCGATGCCGAATCGATTTTACCGTCTCCGTAATAAACCGCTGCGTAACCGTCGAACGGAACTGGTACATCGAACCACTTATATTTCAAATCGTTCAAGTCAAAACCAAACGGCGCGCACGCATTCATGGCGGAATGCCCAGCCTGATACGTGACAATCTGCCTAGTTGCGCTGTTAAATACAGACCCGGCATACGATAGAGCAGAATCCCACGCATAGGCCGACGTTCCGGAAACTGGGTCTTTAATTCCGAACACGCCTAGACTTGGAGCATCAGGATTCCAGCTTTGATACGCCGGGTTGATTTCTGCGAGCGTCGCCCCGCCGTTCGTTCCAAAGTAGCCGGCCGCCTTGCTGATCGTCTTGATCTCCCCCGCTGCCGGCGCCCAGTCGGGCGCGACAAAGCGGCCCACGCCGAGGGGCTCCCCGGCGGCGATGACATAGGACTCCGGTTGCGCGGGCATGTTAGAAGTGAGTGAACTCGTGCGTAATCGGATTCACGGTGAAAGTTCCGCCCGAGCTGGATTTCGTTTCACCGAAGTCGTCGACCGCCAGAATCCGGTTGCTGTCTGTTGTGTCGATGATTGCCGCACCCGTCGCGCTGATCGTCGTCGCACCAGACCAGACCGCCGGGGTAAAGACAATCGTCGTCTTGTGGTTCGTCGTATCAGGCGTCACGGTGCAAGAGGTGAGTGCCTGCCCGCCTGCGGTGTAGCCATCGCCTGTGACTTCTGTGAGGTCGGCCAAAACGGAATCAGTCGTCCGGTCATACGTCGAGATGTCGATCAGGACACATTTCAGCGCGTTGGTTTCCCAATCGGTCAACTTCGCATTAAGGGTTGCATCAGGAATGTGAATAGTTGCAGCCATGTTTTTCTCCTTGGTTAAGCTGATTCGTTGTCAAACTTCTCGCGAACGGTCAGCCCCTCTTTTGCCGAAGCTGTCTCGCCTTTGAAACTGTCCTTGCAGTGGTCTTTCCCGAAAATTTAGTCCATGATTCCGACCCACTTCTCGTTCTTCTTGCGCCAGAGGTAAGCGCAGATCGTCTCGTCGTCGAGCGCGTCATTGAACATCAGCGAGCACAGGGCTTCATCGATGTTCACGATGAAATTCCAGAGGCGTCTCATTCCTCCATCCTCCGGCACGAGAGATACACCATCGACCCGTCAGCGCTCACCCGCTCACCGTCGCCGGGATCACCGAGCGCGACCGGACTCCGCGAACACTCGCATCCGCGTCGGTCGAGCATCGGCTGAGCGCTTCCGAGGCCGAAATTGATCAGCCGGTCGGCGTAGTCGCGCAAGTCGAAGAGAGAGCGGAAGATCATCTATGCCCCCACGTCGCTAAGAGCTTTATCGAGTCGTTCAGCGCACTGATACGCCGCCATTAGCGGGGTCTTCAAGCTGAATTCCGATCTAATTTTGAAACTCACGCCAGCCGAAGATACGTACATATCGACACAGCAATTCCACCCTCCGCCGTCGTGGGCGACTCGCGGTTCCCCATACGCCGAAAGAACCATTAGAACTTCTTCAAGCGAAACTGATTTCGACCGAAGAATGCTCCTGTCCTTCGATACTCCGTTGGTTTTTACCACTGATATTGCGCTCATTTCGGCCACGCCTCATTCAATGTTGCGACGTCTGAGACGCACTGATCAGCGACTCCCGCCACCGTGCTATAGCTATCGCTGCACTCTGCGAGTACGTCGGAGATAACGCCGACGTAGCGGTTACAGGCTTCTGCGGAGGACTCGGACAGTCGAGCACTTGCGGCGGCGAGGTCGTCGCGCAGCCCGCGAGCAGAAGACTGAGCAGCAGCCAGATCCGCCTTAAGTTTCGTTTCTCGTTCACGTGCAGCGTTGAGTGCATTTTCTTTCTCCTCCAGCCATGCGGCCTTCTGTTTTAATGCAGCCTGTCGCGCCTCCGACGCCTGCCGCTCTACGTCGATTCTGTATTTCCCAAAATCCAACTCCAGCGCATCGAGCCGCAGCCCCTGCAACTGCCACGCCGCGAAGAACCCGAGCGCGATGCCACCTACAATCGACGCGATCGTCTGCCAGTAGCTCTTGAGCAGGCTAAGGAGGGCTTCCATTTCCGAACCTTTCCGCGAGCTTCCCACCGACGTAGTTCGTTCCCCCCAGCGCGGCGAGCGGCCCGCTGGAAGCCCAGAGTGCAGCAGCGACGTCCTGCCCGAATACAGCGGCGACGGCGAGGATCACCGTGGCAAAAGAGAGTGCGATGGCGCCGACGAGCGAGATAATCCGCTTCGACGAGGCTTGCCCCGTCTTGCTGTCGTTGATCGCCTCGCGAAGCCAATTCATCGCACCACCATCCAGGCTTCGTTGCCCTGCGCCTCGATGCCCTGAATCGTCTTGATCAACTTGGCGTTGACCTCCTTACACTCACCAACGCCGTTGAGCCGCTTGACAGCGCCGAGCAGCGGGCAGCCCTCGGTGTCCTCGTGCGTGTTGCCTCCGTGGATGCGGATGCCGCTGAACTGCGGAACGTCCTTGATCTCCGGCATGAGCTTCTTGAACCGGTTGCTCATGCTGACCGTCATCCGGTAGTAGCCGCGCGGTATCGCTGTCCGCTTCGGCACTTTCGTGCCGCCGACTTCGAGGTGCCGATCCTTGTCCTCGCAGGTGTATCCGAGAAACCAGTCACCGTAGAACAGGGTACCGAGGGTGAACTCGTCGGCGAACGTCGAGCGGAGAAGGAGGAAGTCGACCTTTGCCATCACAGACCCTTACCGTCGTGTTCGTAGCGGCAACGCTCTTCAAGTCGCGTAACCCGGTTGTCGATCTTCTGGATCTCACGTTTGATCTCGTCGAAGATGCTCGTCATCGAGTCGAGTTTGCTGGAGAGTTTGTTCCCCATCCAGCCGAGGATCAGGATCAGTAGGCCGAACAAGGCGGCGACAAGCTGCGCGGAGAGGGTAAGGAGTTGGGCGTCCGTCACGTCGTCACCTCTTTGCTGATGGAAACTCTGCCTGAGATCAGCGCCGTCACGACGCCGGTGGGGCTAACCATCTCCAGGTCATAAACCCCGCGTGTCCAGACGAAGTCGTCTGTCTCAGTGGCTGCAACAGTCAGGGTGATGGTCTTTTTTGTGTTGTCGAGAGCGATGCCGTCGTTCTCGGTCGTCATTGAGTGCAGGACCGTTCCGCCGATTTTGTCCTTTATTGCCATGCGCGCCATATAGCCAGCGAGGTCCACCGGTGTGTTGTACTGCAGGTAGCCACCGGAGGCATAAGCCGGCCATTCATTACCCCGCTCGTCGTACGGATTGATCTCGTTCAGTTCGATGGTGTCGGCATCGAGGACCGTCGCGGCGTGGTAGTCATCGCTGCGTGGCGGATTGTTCTCCGCGTTGAGCTGCTTCGGGCCTTTAACCCCGTACAACGTACAACGCCAGCCGTCTGGGACGCCATGTCCAGCAGCAGTGATGCGTGGTGATCCCCCGTCGAACGAGATGCCGGAGATGGCCTTGCGGACGACCGGCTCGGTTTCCCACCGTAAAACCAGCGTGAAGGTCTTCCCCTGCTGGATGGAGAGGTCTTTGGTGGCAGCCATGTCATCGCTCCCCAACGCCGTGATAGTTCTCGAATTCAAAGCGTTCGTTGATGGCACCGATGGCCGGGCCGAATTCCTGCTCGAACTCCGCGAGCGCCAGTGCTGATTGCTTCGCGTCGTAAAGATCAGAATCCTGCATGGCGTACGCGCGATGCTTCATCCACGGAATCAGCCGGTCATGCAGTCGCCGCGGAATCTCCGGCTCGTCTTCGTCGTTTTCCAGCAGGTTCATCGGCTCGCGCGTCACCGTCAGGGCCAGTGTTCCGGCAGCGTTAGGAGTCGGGTAGAGGCGCAATTGATCGGTGCCGTAATCCACCACGGCAATGAACGGGGTTGACTGGCTGGCGATCAAATCCCACCCGCAGAATTCCTCGTCCATTTCAGCGATTTTGGTGAGACGCAACGGAGCGGATAGCGTCTCGATGCGCACGCGGCGCAACGAGACGATGCGTCGATCGGTATCGATGACTGGCTCGCCCGCCGAATAGTCGATTCGGCACAGGTCACTACTGGAATCAACCAGCAGTCGCGCCCGGCGGGCCGCCTCGATTTGTGCCTGGTTGGCATAGCGCTGCGCCGCCTCGTCGCTGACTAGATACGGCTTGATGTTGTCCTTGATTTCATCACGGAACGCGCGGATCAACTCGGCAAGGGTCATTCCCTCCCCTCCTTCCAGTGTGCATACGCGGCCAGAATTGGCGTCATCACACGATCTGGATCAATTGACAATTGGCACATTGCGGCGCCAGTCTCGAGGTGTTCACGGCAATGCGCCATGCCGTAGTGCAGACGGTGGCACGGATAGCAATCAACGCCGACTGGCTCGATGGCCGTGGCGTTTACCCAATGCTTCGTGAGGTTTTCCGCTGACGAATGCGACAGTAGACAGACCTTGGCAACTTCCGGAAGAAAGGCCACGGCATTGAGAACGCCAGTTTCCGGTCCAATTACGCAATGCACACTGCTCGCCAGCATCAGCGTTTGGCGGATTGTTTGTTTTCCGGACAACAAACGCACACGCGGTTCATTTTCCCAACCGCATTCAAGGATCTGGCACGCCTCGTCACCGGTGAGGAACACGGTGGCTTCCGGTATTTCCAGCAGGATACGGGCAATCACGGCGTCCTGACCGGGATAAAACTTGTGCTGGCTTGAACCCGAGAGCGCGAAAACGATGTCAAAGCCTTCCGTATGCAGAGCAACCGCATCCAGTAATTCGTCTTCGCTCGGATAGAACTTCCCTTCCGGCACGAACGGCACGCCGGCGAGTTCTGCAGTCCATTCGTTGTAGTTCAGGTTCATGTACTTGTGCCGGATGGCGTGCGGCCAGGCGTGATTCGCGCGGCCTGGTAGTGCCAACAAGGTGCCCTCTACCGATTCAGACAGGTTGATGAACTTGTCGAACCGCTTGGCCTGATGCGTCCAGAAGTCCATCAGCAGATGATTCGGGACTTGGTTGTCGTCCTGAATGAAGAAGGCGTCGACGTGCGGGTCGTGCTCTATCACCGACCGCCCTCGGGGCGTGGTCATCATCGTGACGTGATAGCCCTGTCGTTTCAGTTCCGGCAAAATGGCCGCCGCCTGCAGCATGTCTCCAAAGCCGCCATAGCGCACGACACACGCTGTCTTGCGCGGCTTATCGTTCATCATGGCGAAATTGATCTGCTTCTCGTCGTGGCGCTTCTGCCACACTTGCAGGAACGAGTATTCGTCGCCGCCAGCGCGAACCTCGTTGACGATAAGCGTCCATCCTGGAATGTCGTACATCGCCGCCTTGATGTCAGCGGGCTCGAAGTCGTGTTTGTGGTCAATGTTCGCGCCCGGCTGGCCGATGCGCGGATAGAGATCCTTGTGAGGCAGGTAAAGAACCAGATGCCCGCCGGGGCGGATCACGCGCCACCACTCCTTGAGTGCCGCGGCGTAATCCTCCAGATGTTCGAGCAGATGCGAGGAAAAAACGAAGTCTTGGCTGTGCGTCTCGAACTGCGACAAGTCGCTGGCGTCAGGAACGACGACATCCGGCGTCATCTCCAGACCGAAGAGTTCGCTGTCCTTGCCGCTATCGACGCCAACGAAATGCGGGAATGCCTTGTTCGGCCCGCAGCCAAGGTCCAAGCCCTTGCCGCGGGTGTATTCAACAATATCCCACTGCACCTTTGCAGCTTCATTGCCTTGCGGCGCATCTGCCCGCCATGTCATCAGGCGGCCCCTTGTGCGGCAATTTGCTCATCAACGGCGGCCGTCTCCGTTCCGCCTGTTGCCGCCTCGTCGGCAGTCTCATTGGCTGATTCGGCTGCTTTCGACGACTTACCGCGAGATCCTTTCGCGGAAACGGAAACTTCTTTTCCGTCTCCGTCGAACATCTTCCCGTCCTGCTCGAACACGGCGCCATTCGCCCCGCCATGCACGTCAAAATACGGTTTGCTCTTGTCAAGTTCCGCCACGGTCAGCATCCTTTCCGGTTGTTGCATCCGGGGCGCTCATCCACGGAGTGCGATTTTGTCGCGCCAGTGATCCGGCCCAGGTTGTTCGTCGCGCCTTGTGACACGTCAGCGCCGTAGGTATTGCCGTTGAATCCGGCGCCAGTACCACGGTCAGGCATCGGTCGGCTATCGCCCTGCACCACACCGGTTCCATCTGGCCGTTCGTTGAATTTGCCCATACTTCGCTCCTTGTTCAGCGCTCTTCGCCCTGCGGTCGCCCACAGGCACCTGTCTTGCGAAACTCCCAGCGATCCCCGACGTAATTGCTCCCGTCGTCGTCCTGGCGCTGATAGCTCGCGTCCAACGGATCGAGTTTTTGCGGCGTAACGTCGTCGAACCCGCTAATCAACGCGCTTTCAGAAAGGCCGCCCAACGACCCATTCAAGGCGTTCGCTCCGCGCTTGTAACTAATTCCGTCCATTACCCGCCTCCCGTTCGCTCGATTCATGCGTCAATCAAAAGAAGGGGGCTCTCGCCCCCTCTTCCCTACTCACGGTTAGGTCGAGCCCCACTTCACGATGCGGGATTGATCGGCCGCCGCATGGACGATGCCGAAGCCGCCCATGTAGTACCACGCCACCCCGCGGCTTCGGCCGAAGTCGGTCGGGATCTTCCCGCGCATTTCTTCGGGAACAACGACGCCCTCGGCCACGGTATCGTTGCCAAAGAAGAACGCCCAGTTCGTGTTACCGCCACCCCAGGCCGCCTTGGCGATGTTGGTTTGCTCAACGAAGCGAACCCCGTTGTAGCGGCCGAATTCGCCGTTGATGATGGCTTGGAAGCCTTGCGGAACATACTGATGGACCTGCTCCAACTGATCCTTGAGTGCGTCGTAGGTCGACGGGTGGCCGATCGAGAAGTAGTCATCGGCTTCGTAGGGCGGAATGTTCCGCTCCTTCATCAGCGTGACAATCTTCTTGACGTGTTCCTTGGTCAGCGCCACACCGGTATTGGTGCCGGCCGCGGTGCCGGTCGTCGACAACGTAATGGCCGTGGTGCTGGTGCCGCCGGTCGGATAGACAACCAGTTTGGTCTTGTTGAATTCGGCATGGGCGCCGATGTCGAACGCCTTCTTCGCGTCGTTCTTCAAAACCTTGTTGATGACTTCCTTTACCGGATGCTCGGACAGGTTGTCCAGCTTCTCGCTGTACGGGACCGAGTTACCGTATTCGGTAATGGTCATCGTTCCCTGCGTGATGGTGAAGTTGGTTTCCGGCATGGTCGACGTTTCCGTCAGGACCGTGCCTTGAGTCGCCACGTCGCTGTAGACGTTCCAGTGGAACTCCTGCCCCTTGCCCTTGCCCTGGACGGCGGCGTCCTTGACGTCAGCGAACTGACGGAATTTGACCAGCGGTTGAACCGACTGGCGCAGCACTTTCGACAGGTTGTCCGAGTACATGTACCCGCCGAGAGTGTTCGTTACCCACAATTGCCCGGCCATGATGGCCTCCTTTCAGTGAATAAAAAACGAGTTGTCTTTGCTGCTACCTGATGTTCAGGCTTTGGCCGAGACGCCCTTTCGCCATTTCTCGAATGGTTGATGACACGTCTGTTGCCTCTGCCGGTGAAACTTCAGAACCAGCAATCACGTTGGCTCGGCCTGGAATATCCAGTCTGGCCTTTCGCTCCAACTTTTCATCTCTGGCGGTACGTCGCGGCTCGGTACTTTGACGGCCTGCCCGTTGAATGCCAAAGAGAGTGGCGACTTCCTCGACCGACTCGCGTAGCGCCTGACTGCGAGAAACCCCTTGGGCCTCCTTCGCGTTCATGCGTTGCACCGCTTCGCGCCCGAGTACGACGCCTCGCTCATCGGTGGCAAACACGGCCGGATAGTCCTTCTCGACCTCGCTGTATGCGCTTTCGACTGCGAGTTGCTGCTTTACGTGGGCTGCAATCTGGACCGGATCGATTGACGGTTGGGTAGCCCTGCTGGCGCCCGCGTCAAGCAACTGCTCGATTTCCTCTGCGAACCCTTCCTCGTCGCCCTCATAGAGTTTCGAGGCCGCGGATTTGATCTTTTCGCGCCGGTGTTCCTTATCCGGCGCGTCCTGGTCTTCGTCCGCGGGTGGATTATTGCTTGGTTTGGCGCTTTGCGGTTGAATTTTGTTGGCCTGTTGTTCAGCAAATTCCAACAAACGTGTTGCTTCCGTGAGACGGCGGGAGGCGGCGGCGTCCTTTTGGTACGACTTCACCACTTCCGAGAGCGGGAGTTCGATTTCTTCGCCCTCGACCTTGACCTTCACGCGCAATGACGGATCTGCATAAGCCGTTTCGCGTTCGTCCTGCGCGAGTTGTGCGGCGAGCTGATCGGGTTCGTCATTCTGGCGAGGTTCCCCGAGCTGTTCCCCTCGTTCAGACTCGTCATCGAACTGAACGCCGTCCTCAGCTTCCATCGCGCGGCGACGGTTTTCAGCGATACGCTCCATTTCTGTCATGCGCGGCGAAAGAACATCGTCACCAGCGCCGTTATCAAGGTCGGCATTGGCGGCGGGATCGTTCTCAATCGCTTGATCCTGCTGCTGCAATGCGTCCAGTTGGATGGCATCTTGGGCAGTTTGTGGCATGGTCGTGTTTCTCCAAAAAAAATGGCGCCGAAGCGCCCAGGGTCAATCGCCGGCGGGATTGCCGGGTCAGGATTCGTCGTGGATTTGACGGAGCGCGTTGCGTCCTTCAGCTACCGCCTCGTTCAGCCAGGAAATAGCCGTCGTCGCCACCTTGATGCGGAATTGCAACTCAGCCACCTTGGCCGGCGATGTCGGATCAACGTCGACCAATTCCATCATGGCGCTATCGGCTTCGTCGGTCGCACGTTTGATGAGGTATTCGCCCAGGCCCGAGCGCATGAACTCGTCGGCCGCCTCGCCGATAGCGGCCTGTTCCATCAACTGTTTCATCAGCGGGTCAAGAATCACCTGGCTCATTCGGAAATCACTCCATCAGGACGTTGGGTTTCAATGCCGGCCTGTTCTCCGACAAAGGGGCTGGCTGGCTCGGCAGGATTGAGCGGGTCCGCGCCCTGCGGGAAGTCCACCTGTGGCGCGACCGCCTGCGCTGGCTGCGGGATGTTCGGATCAACCCCGACAGGATTCGGGGGTGTGTACCCGGCAATCTGCATCACCGCATCGGCGATCGGCGAGACTTGCGGCATGGTGGCGACTACCTGCGCGGCCTGCATCGCCGAATAGGCGCCTTCGACTCCAGACTTGACGCGATCGGCGGCAACCTTCTTTGCTTCCTCGTCCAGCTTGCGCACTTGCGCCGCAATCACTTCCGGCGGGTGCTTGGCGTCCAGCGCGGCCTGCAACTCCTGAATCTGCTGCATAAGCGACTGGATGCGCGGATCCTGCTCGGTATCGAAGTCGAAGAAGCGCCCGCCGTCCTTGTGACCGATGGCGCCGAGAATTTCCTTGATGAGCGACTGCGGCTGCAATCCGTACTTCTCGAGCAGGCCATCGGCCAGCACGGTGCGGATTGTTCCCATTGCCGTTGCCAGTCCGTTGATCTTCTCTGTCGGGCTTGTGGCCGACATGCCTATATTCACCGAGAGGGTTAATTCCTGCGACAGCAACTCATCCGTTACCGCATCCATCCCGAACCGCTGGAACAGCGCGGCCTTCTTGGAACACAGCGCCAGAATCACCTCATCAGTCTCGTAGTGTTGCTCAAGCAACATCAGTTGCCGAAGAACCGGCTCCACCCACGTTTCCACGAAGGTTTTCAGTTGATACGCGGATACCTGATTGGCGTTCCCGGTCAGGATGTTCATTCCGCCCACGGTTTCGTTCAGTTTGCGGTTGGCGGCAACGCTCGAGCCAGAGAACACACCGGCCACGTCGTCGTAATCAAGGTTCAAGCGGTCCTGCTCGTTGTAGCTCGAGCTTGTCACGTCGTTCGTCTCGACAATCTTCACGTCCTCGTTCGGGTCCGTGAGCAACGTCACCGATGACGGCACATTTCTGGTCAGGCTGCGTAGATCCACCTGTTTGTTGCGCTTGACGAAATACCGCTTGTTCATAGCGAACTTGACGTTATCCAGCCGCTGGTTCGTTACCTCGTTGATTTCGTCCTGGATCTGCGCCCCGATGCGCGAGACTCCTGATGGATAGACCTTGTGCGTCTCGAGAACACAAATACCCAGCGCGAACGGCCGGCGGCCGTGGGCATACTCGTTAACCAGTGGAGTCGGATCGGATAGCAGGATTTCCGTCCCGAGCGTGTAGAAAATATAGTCCTTGTCGTCATGCTCCACGATGTTCTGATGCACCCAAACCACCGTATAGCTCCCGATGGCCATGCGGTTTTCCGTGGCATCCACACGGTTCCCGTCACGCTCCATGCGCGTGGTGTCGCCCTGCTTCTTCAGCGCCGAGAGGATTTCCGCGTCGGAATAGGTCTTCCAGCGCCCCGACTTCATGCGGCTCTTGATGTCCTTGACCCGCATCGGAATCATGTTGATGAGGTAAGGGCTAGTATTTACCGGGTCGGCCCAACTGGCGGCCGGGTCAAAGCGGAAGTTCTCGATGGGAATCAACTCGATGCGCGGTTTGTCAATTCCCTTGCGCGGGTTGAATTCCCAGTATTGGTGAGAAATCACCACCCCAGTCACCTGTGCGTCCTGATAGGCGCCAACGCACGTCAGGAACCACGGAATGCTTTTTGTCAGGCGGTATTGCATCAGAGCCGACATGACATCAGCGGAGGCTGATTGCGCGAGGTTCGATTCTTCCGCCGGGCTCACGCTCACGATGTCCAGTGTCGAAAACATCGCCTCGGCTGCCACCGCCTCGTTCTTGCGGATCGTTCCGCGCGTCTTTGGCCGGAAGATGCGCGAACGTGAGCGGTAGGCATCGCTCACGTACTTCGAGTCGGTCGGGAACCGTGACTGGAAGCGCCGAATGTCTCGCTCCACGTCGCTCCGTATATTCGCGTCGAAGTAGTCCGTGCTGGAGTGATACGCCTCTCTGGCAAGTTCCAGCGCTAGTTCGCCATCCATTGCCTGTTCCTGCGGCTCTTCCGCCTCTTCCGAAACAGCAACATCCTCGGTCATCATGTCCATTACGAATAATCTCCAATCACCCGGCCAAACCGGTTCATCTCCAAGCCGGCGATGGCGTCCTGATTCGCCGCGCCTCGTCGCAAGCGGAATCGCTCGAGCAGTTCGCCTCCGGCCATCACAATCCGTTTCTTCCAGTCCGACGCTGACGACAGGGTTTTCAGGTGCAGGACAAAGCCCCAATTGCCAGCCAGCGACATGTTTCGCACCGTGGCAATGCCCTTCTTCCCCTCGCACGTCACCGCCCAAGCATGATCTGGATACGCCTCGTACAGTGTTTCGGCCATATCCTTGGCCATGTTGAAATCAAGCGCCGCCACCTTCGGCGACTCACCCGAGATGTCAATCAGCCCCATTTGCACTTCTCCCGCTGCTGCTGTTGATGGCGCGGGCGAGGATTTTTGTCACAGCCTTCTTGTCCTTGCCAAGCGCCTTGCCGATGTCAGCCTTGCTCTTTCCTTCACGGAACATCTTCAAAGCCGTGTCCATGTCACATGCGCGAATCACCATTCCGGCTCACACTCCTGCTGGATGAGCGAGGCTTTCTGGCTGTCGGTCAGCCACAAAAACTCGTCTCGGGTTAAAAAACATTTGATCGGCTCGGGAAGGAGCGTGTAGTCGTCCTGCTCCGCGGTAGCCAGTGCGTCAGTCAGGGTTGGCAACAGGTGCATACGGCCCCAAGCCGCTGTTGAACGTGCTGCCGTTCGAGAACCGATAGCCGGGTTCACGGCTCGGGTCGATGGCGCTCAACGGGCTATTCGCCTCGGCAATGCCGACTTCCTCTGACCAGAGGCGCGTGCTGGTCAGCGGGGTTTGGTCTGTCGTCGCCATGTCATGCTCCATCAGCGTAGGTTTGCGGTTCGAGCATCCGCTCATCGATCAGAATCGGCCGCTCGGCGTCGATGTCGTAGATCCGTGAGCAGGCATCGAGGAAATCGTCATGCACCGAGAACGGATAGACGAGGTACTCATCAAGCAACGTCTTGTTCAGCGCATAGAGGGTCTTTCCCTCGTCGGCGCGCTTCACCGGCGAGAAAATCCGGTACTTCTGCCCCAGGTCGATCACGCGCTGCTGGTTTTTGGTGATGCCCTGCGTTACGGCGGCCAGATAGAACGTGCCGGCCCGGAAATCCGGCTCGAGGCGCTGGATTCGGTCGTACTTGCTGGCCGTGCCGTCCTTCGGCCATGCCAACTCGTGGATTTCCCACTCGTCGCGCGCACGCTCCATGCGCTCCGTGAAGTATTCGAGGTCGCTGGTGCTGCCGTAACGTTCGTAACCCACCTTGACCAACTGCACCCCTGGCGCATTTATCCAGACCTTCCGGAGCCCTGACAGCGCCGCCCACCGTTCGGACAGACTCATTCGATGGTGATAGCCGTCCAACAGGTACTTGTTCCCCGCGGCGTCGATGCCGATCACCGCAATGGCCGTGCGGTCGCTGCCCTTCTTCCGGCTGCTGGCCGGGTCAGCTAGGATGTAGACGTTCAGCGTGGCCGGTCGGACATCGGCAAAGCGCAGCCAGTCCTTCTTGAACATGGCCTGAGCGCCGGCCGCCGGGTTTTGCAGCATTTGCGCGGCCAGCACCCCGAGCCCCTGCGTGCGAATCTTTTCTTCCCACACCGCTTGCGGCAGGAACACCGGCCTTCCATCAACAGTCCCGTCTTCCGTGGCAGGGTAGATCCGCAGCTTGAGTACACCCTTCTCGATGATGGCCTGGTACGTGTCCGCGAAGCTGTAGCGCGTCCCGATATGCCAGCGCCGGCTTTTCCCGTCCTCGCCGCGGGCGCCCAGGTTGTCGGAAAGCTCCCATGCCGTCGTTGTCTTGGAAACCTGCTCTGGCGTCCCCACGGAGGTCTGAGTAACCACGTCATCATAGACGCGCAACAGGAAGTGGGCGCCGATAGGCTGGCCGTCGACTAGGCCATGCGCCTCTACCGTCGCCTCCTTGGGGTTGCTCTGACGAATAACCGTGATGCCATTTTCCTCGGACCACTTGAGCGCGTCCTTCTTCGGCTCCGCGTAGAAGATGTCAGGGTAGGTATGAACGAGGTCTTCGTTCGTTTCCAGTTCCGTCTTGATCTGGATGAGGAACTTTCGCGCCACCGGCTTCGTATGCGAGAAGATGCCGATGGTGATTTCCGGGTTGCGAACAATCTCCTGAATGATCCCGGCGAAGGTGATGATGGTCGATTTGTAGTGTTCCCGAGCCCATAAGTCGAGATGGTCGTCAGGATCAGCCTCGACCTCGCGGCACCGGGCATAGAGCCACGGATGAAACGCATCCTTGCGGTGCAGGAGAACCGTTAGCAGGAAGAACCGGTCATTGCGACCGAGCCAGCGCACCCCCTCGTTGCCGAAGCACGTCCGGATCAGCCGCCACCACTCTTCAACCTCCGCAATCGTCGCCGCCGCCTGGACGGCCGCTGCGAGTTCTTCATTCAGGCCGATCATGCCCGGTGTGCGTTCAGCTTCTCCGCAAGCGCCGACATCGCCGCATCCACTCCCGCCGCCACCGCCCGTCCGGCATCCTCGCCCGCTTTCTTTGCCGCGTCCTCGTCCATCTCGGCCAGCGTGTCCAGTTTGAGAACCTTGCGCTCCAACTCAATCAACGTTTTGAGCGAGTCACACAACAGCTTCACGTTTTTAACCTGCTGCGGGATGGCCACCGCCGCCAGGTACATATCGTTGAGCCGGTCCTGGCCAAACGCATCCGGGCTCCGCATCATCTTGCCCAACTGCTCGAGTTCTTCCGGGGAATCCAGTTCAGCATCGACAATCGCCCAAAGTCGCTGCACGGTCGCCCGCGCCCTGGCCACGTCCGTACGCTGGCCAAGCACCTTGTCGGCCAACATCGTGGCGTTGGCGTCGATGATGCGTTTCTCGGTTACACGTCGCTCTTGTGTAACCTCGGGTGTAACCGCCTGCTGTGTAACCAGTGAATCCGCCTTGGCATGAATCTTCGCGGAAAGGTCGCGCTCGACGCCGGCCTTGCCCCAATGCTTGAGGATGGCCGCCCTTGAAACGCCGTATTGCTCGGACAGGGCTTTCACAGAAATAACGCCGGCGCGCCAGTCGGGCTCCATCGCGTCCCAATCTACTGACGGGCGATACGCATTTTTTTCTGCCATTTACTACCTCTTTCCTTGTATGCGCCGCGCATCTTTGTTATATTAAGTGTGTTGGTCATTCAACAAACCCAGGAGGATTTATGAAAACCGTCACTGCAAGCACCCGCGCTTGGCTGGCCAAGCACATGTCTGGAAACGATCCGCAGCAAGTAGAGAACCTGAGCTTCTCCAACTACGACATGGAGACGCATGGCTGGATCGAGGTTGGCGCCGCCGAAATCACCGTCACGCTTGTTTCGCGGGATGAATTCACCCGCGCCCAAATCGCCGCGCTCAAGAATCAGCGCCGCGAGGTCGAAGCCCAGGCAGCCGCCGCGCTGTCGACGATCGATACCCGCATCCAGAACCTTCTCGCCCTTCCCGCCGAAATCACGGAGGGTTCATGAACACCACCGAAGCCGAAGCACGCGAAAAGTTCTGCTGCGGCCCCTCGGCCGCGATTAAGTGCTGTGCGTCCGATTGCATGGCCTGGCGCTGGTCGAAGACGCCGAAACTCGGCTTTACCCGCACGCTCGACCGGATCGAGGTCGAAAGCATTACCGGAAATCCGGCGCCTATCGCCTCGGATTTCCCGGCCTCGCCCCATGAGTACGTGGCATCCTTCGATCGCTACATGCGCGCCGCCCTGGAGGACAAATCAGTAATCGCCGCCCTCACTCACGTCAGCAAGCACGCCGAGTGGGTGGCCGACGGCCCGCCGTGCTACGACGACGAGGAAGGACAGCTGTACGCCGTCTTCTGCCGCGAGTCGGATCCCACCGCTACAGGCCATTGCGGCTTCATCCAAAAAGACTGACCGATCCCAACTCATCAAGGCGCCTGCGTGCGCCTTTTTTATCCCCTTGAAAAGCGAAACGCCATCCGGGTTAGGGATGGCGTTTCTGGAGTACGGCACCCCGGAGGAGGTTAGGCGCCGTTTTTTAAGCGAGTGCGGCCCTTGTCACGCCAAAGGCCGCCACTGGCTTATCGTTTGCGGCCGTTTGCATTCGGCCACTTGTTGAATACGCATTCTACACGCGATTGGCCACAACAAAGTCGATCTTGCTCTCCAACCGTTCAATCTGCGCCACGACCGCGGCGATCAACCGGCGATTCCGCCGCGGTAGCCGCCGGCGCCCGTCGCCGCCGCACTCCCGGCACGGCTCCGACCCCAGGCATTTCGTCCCAGGAATCAGTTCGTACTTCGTCCCGCCGCAGCGCGGGCAGGTTTTGTTCACCGCATAGGCCAGCGCCATCCGGCCCACCTTGACGAGTTCTGCGGTACTCATCGCCATGTTTTGGCGCGTCGCCGCCTTCTTTGCCATGTCGAACGCCACGCGGCGCGCTTCGGAGACGACGGACTTGTCTCCGGTCAGGTACATCCTGATCAAAGGGGATGCCATTGGATATTTCTTTCCCGCCAGCCCGAGCGCCGCCACCATGTCGGCGTCACCGATCCCGGCTCGAATTGTCATGTCGGAGGACACCAGCGCCGGGGAAAGGCGATCAAGGCTTGCGCGCATTCGTCCTCCGTTCCACTTTGATTTCGACAACGTTGATGTTCAGGATGGCTTTCATCAGTTTCTTTCGTAGCACGTAGTCGCGCGTTCGCACCCCCTTCACATCCTCGACCACATAGCGGTTTTCGTGGTCGTGATAGGCGAAATCCGCTGTGTAGCGGGTGATCTTCTCCCCATTGATGACCAGATCGAACGCCGGCTGGCACGTCAGGCCAGAAATCAATCCCGCCTCATGCAGCCGCTTCAGTTGCACGTAGCGCGCTCCCTCGGCCTTGCTGTCGAACTTCCGACCATCAATCGTCACCTTCTTGTTGCGGTACTTCGATCGCGGAGCGTCTGGCGTGTGCTGCCTCGCTTCCGCCTTGGCCTCGTCGCGCGACTGGCGGGCCTTGTGATACTCGGCCAGCTTCTCATCACTCCATCTCAGCATCGCCATCGTCCTCGTCCTCGAAATCGCTGACCCACTTCATCGAACTCCAATCGAATTTTTCCCGCTCCTTCCTCTCCCGGCGCCACCGGTTGAAATAACCTGCGGGAAGACTTTCCGACCCCGATAGCGTCTCAAGCATCAGCGTCACGTTCGTGGATTGGCGGCATTTTCCGGTTTGTTTGTCGAACAACAAACCAGAGAACACGCAAACATACCAGAGGATGCCGCTCTTTTTCGGCCACTCGACTTCGGAGAGCAGCGCCTCGTCGTCCTCGTCCAGCAGATGCAGGCGCACCTTGCCGAACCACTTGATACGATTTTTCAGCACCGTCAGCGGCAGCCCGTTGACGTCCTTGGGCAAGATCACCCGCTTTTTTATCGGCTGCCTGGCGCCAGAACGTGACATAAGCGCGTCTCCCTCATCAGTTTTCTGATCGTGTCGTTCAAACAGGACAGTTCCGTCTTCTTCATCACCAGCCAGATCCGCCGCTGTCCGTGCAGGCCGTTGAACGACCCGCGATGGCAATCGGGACAGAGAGGTATTGCCGTGAACCACTGCCCTTGCTCGATTTCATGCGCCTCGCTGACGGCCAGCGAACAGCCACACACGGCACACGGCAACGCCTTCACCCGCGCGACGTGTTCGCGTTCCTCGCGCGTCATCGGCGCCTTGTTCTTGCTATGCACGCGCCGCCTCTGTTGTACGCTTCTGCTGCCACCGAACAATCTGCCCGAGCGACCGCCGGTGATGCTCGGCCAGTGACTTGATGCCCATGAGTGCTCGCTCGGCCTCGGCATCGACACGCGCGTCTATCCGATTCCTCACCACTTCGAAGCGGTCAAGACACAAAACCAGTTGATTGCTTGTCATTGCGCTACCTGTCTGTTCAGTCGCGACATAGGCTTCAGATCCGCTTGCGGAACAAACCACGCCGGGAACTTGCCGTTCGGATCGCGTAGATAACTCCCTTGCATGGCCTCTTT